CTCAGTCGAAACGGCCCACACGGTTGTGATGGCCGAGATGGCAAAGGTCAGCACGTAAACAGCAATCGGGTACCAACGCGCGTATTTTCGGAGCGTGTTCATCATTCGACTTTCTGCGAGTGGATCCGCAGCCAATCGCCATCAATGCCGATCTCGCGGTAGGCCGGCTCGGTTTCGGTGGGCGGCCCTATTTGGTACACGGTCTTGCGTTTCGCGGTCGCGTGCTCGATCTCGTCGCCGGCCTCCGGCGTGAGCAGCTCACCGTCGACCAGGTCCTCGGCCTCGATAATCCAGTCGACAGTGCGGAACGTCGTCACAGCGCCATATTGGTTCGTGCGTTCGAACTCTTCTTTGCCGGGAATCGCTCGCACGGGAATCCGCAGCGTGCCACGACAATACGTGGCCGACACGCCTCGAAGGCGCCGCAAATCACGCAACACGCGAGTAGCTTCGCAATCCATGGCTTACTGAACAAACTGGTGAACAATTCTCGAGGACGACCCCGGATCAGCTCAGAATCGCAGCCCGGCGGTGAGGCTCTTGTCGGAGGCGTCGCCAGTGCCGCTGTTGGTGGCGGTTACGCGGACATACCGGCGAACGTCGACCGGAAGCCGCAGACGCTTGGTCGCAGCAACAGCGCCGGCTCCGCCGGCTCCGGTCTGCACAATCACCGAAAGGAACAAGTCGGCATAGCTGGAGTTGTCGGCCGAGTGCTCCACCTTGTAGGTCATGGTCTTGGTGTCCGGCAGATCGGCGGTCGCCAACGCCGGCGCCTCAATCACCAGCTCACACTCCGACAGATGCTGGCCTTCGGTTGCCAGGCCGAGATCGATGCCGGCGGAGTTTACCGACGCTGCACCGTTCGGCAGCGCCTTGGTCACCTCGAGCGCGGCGTCCTTCAGATCCATGTTGGATGGTTGAGTCATCGTATCGCCTCAATTGTGATAAGCGTGATTCGTGTCTTGCGTGAGAGCGGATCCGCCGCCGGACACCCAACGGCACGCGATCGACCGTTACAGCGTGAGCGCCTCGGTGTCGAGAATCGCTTCACTCGGCCGGATCGGGATCGGGCCTTGCGTACCTTCGATCGATTCGGGAATCGGAGCCGGCGCGCCGGTCCCGTTCGTCGCGGTACGGCTACCCCGGAGTTGCTTGAGGCTGCGCTTCGAGCAGAGGATCAAGTCGGGCTCCTGGCCTGCCGGGAATTTCGACAAGGCGTCGTAAATCACGTCGTCGGTGAGCCCCTTGCCGCTGTCCGCGGTGAGCTTCTTGATTCGCACAACCGACTTCAGCGAGCCGACCTGCAGGCCCGGATAGGCCAGCAGCTCCTGCACGTACCCGGTCAGGGAACCGCCGTTCTCGCCGGTGATCGTCTCGATACGCGGGTCCTCCACTTCCATGGAGCCGTTTTCGCCCCACACCCAGTTCACGTGTTTGCGGCCGAACCGAATCAGCCAGACACTGGAGCCGGTATCGCCGGTCGTCCCGCCGGCGTCGACGACCATGTTGGTTGCGTCATAGGAATCGATCAGGCCGGGATGCCCTTCCACGTCGCCGCCGTAGTCGTCATCGCGGCCGTAGTAGAAGTTCGTGCAGACCTGCTGAAGGCTCGCCTCCAACATCCCGGTCGCTTCGTCGAAGATGAATATCTCCGGCCCGTCTTCATTGCGATCCGCGACCGCCTTGTCGCATTCCCAACGCGGGTTGAGAATGTACGTCTCAATCCGCCGGTTGTCGTACGTGCTCTTGGAGGCCGTGACGCCGTCGTTCGCCTTACGGAAGCCGGCAGTCGGCAAGCTTGTGCGAATCAGCGTCTTGTAGCTTGTGCCTTTGATCGTCCGAGCCGGCACGTAGATCAGCTCGGGATGGGGCTTGATTGTCTCGTCGATCAGGCCGACAGCAGGGTCCGATCCGTTGCGTTTCGCGATGTCCAGAAGTGTTGACTTGGGCATGGGGGAAAGTCCTCGTGAGCAAGGCCCCGACCGGCCAAATCAGTATGTGCGTGAAAATGGATCGTCTGGCGTGAGTTGTGGAGCGATTACTTCGGAAGCGTAATCGCCGCCGCAAACCGCTGAGCGTTGTCAGGCTCGCTGTCCTGCGAGTCCTCGGTTCCGGTGGCCTTGCCGCCTTCCGGCGTGAACGTGGCCGGATCGGCCTCGCCGGCGTGCTCACGGAGCGTGCCAACCTGCTGCTTGAGCTGCGCCACGTCCTCTTGGAGCTTGGCGTTGTCTGCCGTGAGCTGCTTGGCATGCTCTACGGTGGCGCCCTCGAAACTCAGGCCCTTGGCGAAGAGCTTCGCGCCCAGGCCCTCGCCGAAGGCGGCCGTGAACCGCTGGCCCTGTGTAGCTCGTTCGTTGTCTGCGGCGGCCGGCGCCGCCGATTCTGCCGGCTCCGGATCCGCACCGCCGGCCGAGTCTTGCGTTCCGGCCGGCGCCGCCGATTCCGGCGTCGCGGTACCGCTGCCTTGGCTCTGCGAGTCCTGCGTCTGGCTTTCGGCCTGGTCGGGCGAATTGCAGGAGTGAGCTTGGTCTTTTGTCGATTGCTGCGACTGAGTCGTTGGCATGATCGCCGTTCCTTTTTGGGTAAAGACCCTCACGCCGACTTCATCGTCGGCTGAGAATTCTGTGGTTGTACTGACGTCCGCCCCGTGCGGGCAGATTGCAACGCCTCGCAGGTGCCACTCTCTCGCGATGTAACCAGGTCCCTCGAACGTGTAGCCGTTGACTTCGGCCGACGCTCCAGTGTCGACGTATTCGATGACCGCCGGGCCCGTCCAGTCGATCGACGACTCATAAGGCACGCCGGCGTCTGCTTTCCTCGCGATCTCTGCGGCCTTCTCGTCGAGCTTCGGCAGGATCATGCCACCGAGATCGAGCCCCTTCTTGGCGTCAGCTTGTACGTCGTCGACGTAGCCAAGCAGTTGCTCGGCGTCGTGTCGCCAATCGATCGCGAGTGAATCGCGGTGAATGACGCCGCTCATGTCGTGGGCGATTTTGCCCCAGTACCAGTGATCGATGGGTTTCGCGTCACGTGCGTGGAGGCGGACGGGCACGCCTTCCGATTCGCCGCCGTCGCCAGCGGCGAACACGAACGGCGCGGAAGCGACGAACCGCGCTGCCCCCACGGGGATTGTCGTGTCGATCATGTGGCTACTCTCTCGTTCTGGTGGCGTGGCCGGCGGCCACGAGTCGCTCCGCAAGCGTCTCTTGCGTCGACACGAACACGTGCGCCAGCAGGCGTTCCAATGTGAGCAGGTCGCTGAAGATGTTCTGTGTGGTTGGCGCTGGGATGAACAAGTGCGTGCTCTGCGCGGCGTCCAGCAGGTCCTCGACAAATTCCTTGGCTCGCTGTCCGGCTTCGGTGTTCGGCTCCGGAGCCCAGCAATCGAGCAGTCGGACCTTATACCGTCGCACCGATCCAAGCGACACCTCCAGCGTGTCGCCATCGATCACGCGCGTAATCGTGCAAGGCAAGCACAGGCCGTGTGGCGGAAGTTGCATGTCAGGCCCCTTGGAGTGCCCATTCGAGTGGCACGCCTTGTTCTGCGGCGTACTCCATCGCCTCTTTGATCTTGTCGACGTTGGAGTAGAAATCGGTGTCGAGCTCGCGGCACGCGTCTTGCGGCGAGTTGGTGCCGCTCTTGATTTCGGCCAGCACGCCACTTGCCTCTTTGTGTCGATCCCACGGCCGTGCGCCGCTGGGAATCCACTCGAATGCGATGTCCATCCAGTCTATTGACCGAGGCGGCCGGAGTTCCGGCGAGGAGCCGGTCACGGCCAGCGCCAGTCGCCACATGGTCAGGCCGACGAGGTACTCCAAGAGGTCCTTGCGTTTTGGCTTGCAGGAGTGCACATACTGGAGGACGCCGCCTTTGGAACCGTAGAAGTTCGTGAACGATTCGTCGAAGAAGGAATACGGGATATCCAGCGACTTGAGCGCTACCATCAACATCAACGTTGAGTAGTTCTTGAACTCACTCGACGGAGTTTTCGGGTCGATGAACTCCGCTCGATCGGCACCGGACAGCTCCAGCTTGAATGGCCCGTCGCCGAGTTGTACTTCGTAACGCTCGTCGTCCGTCTCGCCGTCACCGTCCGTATCGGGTCCGTCGGTGGACGGCATCCCTTCGAATTTGTTGTCGCTATAGATAATCAGGCCGATCAGTTGCGCGAGCTTGGCTTTTGCCAGCGCGTAATCGAAGCCCTCGTACACGTCTTGCAGGCCGTTCAACGCAGGCGCGAACAGGCTGATTCCGCGAGTCTGGTCGATGCGGTCGAAGTAACCAATCGGCAACATGTGCCGCGCCGATACAATCCGCTCGTGAAGGAACCCGGTGTCCGTGCGCGTGGCCAGAGCGTAGGCCATCGCTCGACCGGCTTTGTTGGTCCGGATGCCGTGGTAGAACCGCGACAAGTCGGTCGTGTCGTTGTGGCCTCGAAAGGCCGTGTTTCGAACGCGATCGCCTTCGATACCTTGCACCATTCCGTCTCGGAGCTTCAGCGTGAAGAAATCGCCGTCGATCGTTCGGCGGCCTTCGGCGATTCGCAAGAAGCGTCGGAGTCCATGGCGGCCGGCGGCGTCAAAGTTCGCAGCCATCGACCAATGTTCGATGAATTGTTCCAGCGCGCGGTTGAAGCCGCGGTCTTTCGTGCGTGCCTGAAAGCGGAAGCTCGTAATCCAGTCGAGGTGCTTGCGAATGGCCCACGACGCCACCACGAAGTTCCGGACGTTCTCCCGCGTCTTCGCGACGAGTGCTTGCCGCTTTTGTGGCGGCAGGTGCTTGTCCTCGTGCTTGAGAGTCGTCGACCTGGCCTTGCGGTTGCGCGAACTCTCGGCCGCGTCGTAGTCGTCCTGTCGTTCTCTTGCTCCAAGCTCCCCCAGAAACCGCACCGTATCCTGCGCGACGGGGTTGCCGAGGAATCGAGTTGGAGCAATAGAGGTCATCCGTCGAGCCTCACGGCCGTACAGCGTTGCTTGGTGCGAGCGCCGGCCAACTGGTCGACCAGATCCGCCCTCTGCTGCCGGAGCGCATCGACATCGTATTGAGTCGTCGTGCCGTCGACGCTGTGCATGGTGACGCCGCTATCGAGCTTCTCGTCGATCTCGGCAATGCGTCGTGCGATTTCGGCGGTAGTGGACATAGAAACGGCCGGTCCGGGTGGTCGGCCCCGACCGGCCGCTTTGGCGGGCAAGAAGCCCGCTCTCACACATCAGCAGTCGACCGTACCAGAATGGGAGGCTCAATTTCGATGCCGTTTCTGAGCCAAATGCGAGGTCCTGGCATTTACTCCGCCAGTCTCGGGCGCTTTCCAGCCTCCGCCAATCGCTCCAGGCACACCGCCGCGATCGTCGGCGACATTTCGGCCGCGTAGCATGGTCGACCGAGCTGGTCGGCAGCCAGGATCGTCGTGCCGCTGCCGACGAACGGGTCGACGACAAGGCCGTCGTTGATGCTGAGCAGCCATACCATCACGTCAAGCGGCTTCTGCGCCACATGCCGCTTGCTTCGGGGCGATGGCGCGAGCATCACGCCGGCGTGGCTGCCGGACTCGGGGCGAGGGACTCGCCCCTTCGTGCCCCACACGACATATTCGGCCTGGTGACGGAAGTAGCCGCAGTGCGGGGCACGCGAGCCGCCACCCTTATCCCACACGTTCGTGCCACGCCAGGTCCATCCGGCCCATTGCAGTGCGTCTGTCGTCGCCGGCGTCTGTCGCCAGTCAGTGAAACTGAAGAGATAGGCGCTCTCCGCGGCACGAGCCAAGTACATCTCGAGCCAGTTGGCCATCCAACGGAGCCAAGACCTTTGATCACGTGTATCGCCAAAGAACTCGGGGTACTCCACCTTGGATCCGTGCTGTTTGTACTTGCAGACGCTGCCCTTCTGTCTCGCCGATGCGAATAGGCCGCCACTCGAATAGGGCGGATCGGTTGCAACG